AAACTCAAGCCAATGCAACATCTGTAGCTGTAGTACAATCTTGGACTCCTTCTGCTAATGCATTAATGGTCAGTAATATTTCTGGTGAATTTATTAATAATCAAGTTCTTGTTGGTGCTTCAAGCAATGCTCGTTATATATTAACAAGTTATGATCCTATGTTAGACAATTCTTATAATGAAACTTATGATAATAAGCATATTAACCAATCAGCAAATTCAATTATTGATTTTTCTGAATCCAATCCTTTTGGTAACATATAATGTCAACACCAACATATAATCGTGCTATTCGAAAGCTTGTTATTGGATTTGGTAATTTATTCAATAATATTACTTTAGTGCGGTACAATCCTGATTTAACTGAAGCCGAAAGAGTTTTAGTTCCTATTGTCTATGCAACAAAAGAATTATATGTAAAACGTTTAGAAGATGATCCAGGATTAGATAAAAAAATTCAAATAGCATTACCTAGAATGTCTTTTGAAATGTCTGGATTTTCTTACGATTCAAGTAGAAAATTAAATACAAATTTAAAAACATTTGCTAGAACATCATCTGGTGTAGTATCACAATATAATCCTGTACCTTATAATTTTGATTTTAATCTTTATGTGTATGTTAGAAATATAGAAGATGGCACACAAATTATAGAACACATTCTTCCTTTTTTTGCTCCGGATTATACAATTAAAATTAACATGGTACCAGAATTAGGTGTTGTTAAAGAAGTTCCTATTATTTTAAATTCAGCTTCACATGAAATTGAATATGAAGGTGATAAAAATTCTGAAACAAGAATGATTATTTGGACTTTAAATTTTACAGTTAAAGGATACATATTTGGTAAAATTTCTGATACTGGTTTGATTAGTAATTCAATTACAAATATATTAAGTAATATTACTTCAACAGATGTTGTTTCTTTTAATATGGCCCAAACAGGCACAGGAACATACCAAACTGGCGAAGTTGTTTATCAAGGATATTCTGCTCATACCGCTGCAGCTACAGGTAAAGTTGTTTCTTGGTCAAATAATATATTACATTTGAAAGAAATTAATGGTAATTTTGTTTCGACAGAACCTATTATAGGACTGGTTTCAAATTCAAATTATGTATTTACTTCTTATCAAGTAGTACCTTTAAATTTAGCTCAAATTGTTGTTACTCCTAATCCTGATAGCGCTACGGCTAATGATAAATACACCTATACAACTACAATCACAGAAACGCCAGATATTCATTCTGTTCAAGATTCATCAAAACTATATGGAGATTTGATGTTACAATTTGGAATAGACGATATGTTAACCGAGGCAGGCAGTTTCGATTTATTAAATTCTTAATTAAGGTTTAAAAATGGCAAAAACATTACAATTTAGACGATATAATACAACTAGTTTGACCAGTATTACTGGAGCAAATGGCGAAATAATTATAGACAGCGACCAAGATACAGTTACCGTACATGATGGTTCTACTGTAGGTGGAGTATATTTGGCGACTCAAGCACAATTAAATGCAAATTCGACTATCCAACAAGCAGTTAATTCGTCACAGAATACCAATATATCTATTGCTCTAGCTGGAGTATCAGCAGCTAATGCCAATATTGCTTTAGCTCTTGGTGTTCTACCTTCTATGAACGCTAACGTTGCATTAGCACTTGGTGGTTATGGAAAAGCAAATGCCGTTGGTACAATCGCTAACTCAGCTATTCAAAATACTGCAACACTTACATTAAATACAGTATATGCAAATACTGGTTTTGGTTATCCAATTGGTTCTGGTGCTATTGTAACTCAAGCAACTAATAGAACAACTTCTGTAACTTTAAATCAACCTACTGGTAGAATTGTTTTGTTTGCTCAAGCGATGGCCAATTCTTCATCAAACACTTTTACTTTTAATAATACTTCTATTAGTGCTAATGATTTTATATTACTAAATCATTGGTCTGGCGGAACAATTGGCAATTATACACTTAATGCCAATACAGGTGTGGGACTCGCTAACGTAACAATTAGATGTCAAGATGTTATTAGTACAGCAGAGCAACCAGTAATTCAATATATTGTTATAAAAGGTGCTGCCAGTTAATAATTTATTATGAATAATTTTGATAAAAAAATGGAAGAAGTTTTTGATGTAACACCAAAGGTAATAGAACAAAAAAAAGAACCTTTACCTTTGGTTAAAGTTGAAAATGATGGCAAACAAAAAGAATTACAACAAGATTTAACTGACGCCTATCAACAATCAAAAGAAAATCTTCAAGGTATTATTGACCAAGGTAAAGAAGCCATGGAAGAAATACTCAATATAGCCAAAGCTGGCCAACACCCCCGTGCGTTTGAAGTATATTCTGGCTTATTAAAAAATATGACAGAGGCCAATGATAGATTATTAAAAATTCAAAAAGAAATGCGTGAAATGGAAGGTATTAAAAAAGAAACAAATAATACCAATATTGATAAAGCTATCTTTGTTGGATCAACTTCTGAATTAAATAAATTGTTAAAAAATAATGGCAGCAAAGAATAAAGAATCATACCGTGATAATCCCCTACTTAAACGAGTAGGAGTTCAAGTAAATTTTACAGAAGATCAAATTCAAGAATATATAAAGTGTTCTAAAGATCCTTTATATTTTACAAAATACATTAAAATTATTACACTAGATGAAGGTGTAACCGAATTTAAAATGTATGATTTTCAAGAAGATATGATAAAAACATTTCATAATAATCGTTTTACAATTATGAAATGTCCTCGGCAGGTTGGCAAAACTACTACAACCGTTGCATATCTTCTTTGGACCATACTATTTCAAGATTCACAAACAGTTGCGGTGTTAGCTAACCGAGGTGAAACGGCTCGAGCCATTTTAGGTAAACTTCAATTGGCTTATGAAAATTTACCCATGTGGTTACAACAAGGTGTATTGGAGTGGAATAAAGGTCGAGTTGAATTGGAAAATGGTTCTGTTATTATTGCTTCATCCACATCATCTTCAGCGGCTCGTTCAGGATCTTTTAACATAGTGTTTTTGGACGAATTTGCTTTCGTACCATCTAATATTGCTACGGATTTCTTTACTTCTGTTTATCCTGTTATTACTGCTGGTACAAAAACAAAAATTATTATTGTTTCTACTCCTAATGGTATGAATCTGTTTTATAAAATTTGGACAGATGCTATCAATAAAAGAAACAATTATGTGCCATTCGAGGTTCATTGGTCTATGGTACCCGGTCGTGATGAAGCATGGAAAGAAGAAACAATTCGCAATACATCGGAACACCAGTTTCGGCAAGAGTTTGAAACTGAATTTTTGGGCTCAACCAACACATTAATTTCTGGTACTAAGTTGCAACAATTGGCCTATCAACAACCTATTGCTGTTCATGACAAAATTATTGTTTATGAACACCCTATTAAAGGTGATGATGAATCTAAAAAAGACCATCTATATTGTATTACCGTAGATATTTCAGAAGGGCGTAATCTTGATTGTTCGGCTTTTTCAGTATTTGACATTTCAACAACACCTTATAAACAAGTTGCAACATATAAAAGTTCATCAATTTCACCCATATTATTTCCAACCGTGATCTATAATGCTGCTAGGCTTTATAATGATGCTTACATTTTGATTGAAATAAACAATAATCCACAGGTGGCCGATGTTATTCACCAAGACCTTGAATACGAAAACCTTTGGAAAATATTTACAGGAAACAAAAAACCACAACAATTACACTCAGGATTTGGTCGTGGCGTACAGATGGGTATCAAAATGTCACCAGCAGTTAAAAGAATTGGATGTTCCAATTTAAAAACTTTGGTCGAAGGTAATAAACTTTTAATACCAGATTTCGATACTATCTCAGAATTGACAACCTTTGTAGCAAATAAAACATCTTTTGCTGCTGAAAGTGACGCAAATGATGATTTGGTGATGACTTTGGTGCTGTTTGGATGGGTAACCACTCAAAAGTATTTTAAAGAGATAGTAAATCATGATATTCGTAAACAAATTCAGTTGGAGAATATGAACCAGTTGGATGAAGAAAATTTGCCGGCACCTATTATTGAAGATGGACTACAAACTCCGTTAGAAAGAATTGATGGAGATTTGTGGGAAGATGCAAATGGTGGAGAAGTTTATGCCGGTTTTGTTAGAGATATGATTCGGAATCTCTAAATATGGCCTTACATAAATATTCGTATGGTATCTTAATTGCCACAAAATAATCAATATTCAAGGAGATAACAAATGGCATTTCAAATCTCTCCAGGCGTAAATGTTTCGGAAGTCGACCTAACTACAGTCGTTCCTTCGGTACTAACTACGGCCGGTGCTTTTGCGGGAACTTTTTCATGGGGCCCAGCAAACAAAAGAATTCAAGTAGATAGTGAAATTACACTAGTAAACGAATTTGGTCAGCCAAATGACACATCAGCAACTTCATTTTTTACTGCGGCTTCATTTTTAGCTTATGGTAATAATCTTCAAGTTGTTCGTGCTATCAACGGTTCGAGCTTTAACGCTGACAATGGCGGTGGAACAAATTTATTGGTCGCTAATGAAGATATATTTCAAGCAACCCTTTTAAATCAAAATAATAGTAATACATATGGCGCATTTATGGCAAAATATGCTGGTGCCTTAGGCAATTCATTAAAAGTTTCAGTTTGTGATTCCGGCCAAAGCCCCTTTTCAGCATGGGATTATGCTGGTTATTTTAATGGTGCACCTGGTACTTCT